TATATACTTATTATTAGTTATGGTATTACAATTTATTACTAATGCTTCAATTATATCAAACAATTGTGGTGGGAGTATCAGTGAAAATATGGGGGCTGCAGGCGTGTTTACATTCATTCCATGGACACTTATTTTTGGTGTTATTATATTAGTTCTAACAATATACCCAGGCTTTAAAAGTGCCTTTTCAGATGTAATTGGGTATTATTATGTTTCAAGTTCAGCAAACAAGCTTTTGACAGATTTATTAATTAACAGAGATATTGAAAAGATTTTAACAGATTCACCTTCACCTGAAACAAATACTAATCCTGGTGTTGCTACCGGTGTTGCTAATCCTGGTCCTGCTAATACTGGTCCTGCTAATCCTGGTCCTGCTAATCCTGGTGGAGAAATCGAAATGACATCAATTGTAGGAGGAGGTGATAAAGAAAAGATGCAAGAAGCAGCCGATTTAATTATTAAAATTTGTGGTAACACATCTGTATTAATTAACCAGATAGTCCCTAGTAATTTTGATAATTATTGGAGTTTATTAACACCATTAAAGAAAGATAAATATAAGAATGACAGTGACACATCCACCAAAACTTTAAGAGACAAACTATTTGAATTAGTTGTTACACGTGATAATATTGGAGAAATGATGTGGTATATTTACACCGGATTATTAATAACCTCTATAGTACAACTAAAAATAACAACAAGAGGTTGTTCTAGTAATCCAAAAACTATGGAACAAAATTATCAAAAGTTTTTAGATAAACAAGCTGAAGTTGACAAACAAAAAGAACAGGCTACAAGCACTACATATACAATAACAAATTAAATATAAAATATATTAAGTATTCTAAATATAATTAATATATTTTACAGTTTTTAAATTAAAATAACTTAGGATAAGCTACATAATACATCACAAATAAATAACTTAATATTCCTAAAATTAATGATAATAACCATATTGGCAAAATTGTCTTATTTTTGTATCCAACACCAAATTCTCTAATACTTCCATCTTTATTATATAAAAAAGCTGGTTTCATAAATTGAATCGCTCCAAACATAATTAAAAATAAAACAATAGAAAATAATGTGGCATTCTCTCTTATATATTGTCTATTCATATTCTTATATATATAAATCTTTAAAAAAAGTACTACAAAAGCTAAATTTATATTTTATATTTTATGAATCATAATCACCATAATTTTCAACTTCATCCCCTTCAAAATTACCATCGTCGTAATCTTCTGTAAACCCACCCATATCATAAGCTTCTCTCTCAATATCATCATCTATATCTCTTTGTTCCAAATAATCTTCCCTTAATATATCTAATTCATCATCTCCTATATTCTTATTTTTGCTTCTAAGATTTTTTTCTATTTTGTCCATCTCTTCTCTAAAATCTCTCTCTTCATCATATGTTTCCTTCACATAAGTAGTAAGGCCTTTTTGTAAACCTTTACTCCAGACGCCTAGTTTATTTATTTTTAAAATGGTGTCGGCATCTCTTAATTCATCAGACATTCCTTTAAGCCTATCAGTAATCATATCCTTTTCTTTTTCTTTTAATTTAAAAACCCTATCAAGTATTTCATCATATGAAATATCAATAATGTCTTTTTGGTTATCTAAAATTTCAAAGAATACAATTAATAATTGTGTAACAGTTTGCTTTAATCCCTTTTTATTTCCACTTAATATTGTTCTGTCCACTTGTTTTTTTGAAGTTATATCAATATCTACTCTAGTATCTCTTTCTTCCAGATATTCCACAGTAAATAAATCTTCTATTTGGGTTTGTTTTGTGATTTCCGTAACAATCATGCTATCCTCGTCTGTTAAATCTATATAATTAATAATTATTCTTAATAGATAATACTGAAATAAAAATCTGCTTGTTCTCTCATCAAAAACAGGTTTAATTATTCTTTCACCCGATTTTATTGATGTAAAACATGGAGTTTCTTGCGATAATTTTAATAAATTTTTAGATGTTCGCTGTATTTCTATTAAAATATTATAAATATTTTCTACCCCATAGAAAACCCTCAATTTTTCATAATAATCTCTAATATGTGTTTTTAATTTGTTTGAATGTGGTCTAGATAATCCTAAGTATTGTGGAATTAATACATTCTCATAATCAACTTTATTCAAAATGATATTTGGAAAAATGTTTACAAAGTTAGCAATAAACGATTTATAAAAGTTAACAGTATTATATAAACAATCGTCTGATATTTTTATATTTTCATTTCTATTGGAATTTTCACAAGACCAACTTAACATGTTTGTAATGGCTTTATTAAATTTATTTATTGAACTTCTAGTAATATTAGAACCTTTATTTTTATCTATAAAATCTTTAATATCTTGTATCATTTCTTCATTATTTCTAATTAAATAGTCATTTAAATTTTTAATTTCTCTCGTAGTCTCATTTGAAGCTATATCAAAAGTATCTAATGCAGTGGTTATTAATTTTCTCAAAGAACCTTCAACAACCTCATCATTTTCTTCATGAATAGATTCAACTGTAGCTAATAATTTTGTAATGGATGACACGTGCGGTTTATCAAAATCAAGATGAATAATATTTTTACGTCCAATTAATTGAAGAAGTCTTAAAAAGGATTCATTATCGAATCTTCTACCACTATCTTTTAATTTTTGAACAATTTGTTCTACGCTTAAATTACCACTAATTAAACTCAAGTCAGGTTTTTCGGTACATAATGGTATTAAATCTTCTGGTATTGGTATTAACGATTTAAATTTACAAAAATAAATAAACGCCAAATAAATTATTTTTTCATCAAATGATTGACTAATAGATGGATATTTATTTTTCGTATTTATTAAACTAAAAAACATACCACTTTTGGAATAACTTGTAACATCTTCTATAATATTTGTTAATCTCTGTACAATATTATTATATTCAATTATTTCAGGTTCTTGGCTTGTAAAATACTCAATAGTACTTTTACCTTCCTTGCTTTCACAACAAGAATTTTCAAGATATGGTTCATTGTTTGAATTAGTTAATAATAAGTGTTTTTTCTTTACTAATTCCTGTATTTTTTCTTGTATAGCAAACGAAAATTGAATAATCTTAGAATCTACTACCAATAATTTTTCTCTCTGATTCTCAGACCCAGACTTTAAATCACTTAATAAACTTCTTTTAAACTCATCTGAAATGTTTACTAGTCTTTTTAATTTAATAGGCACTAATGGTGGCAAAAATTGTTTCCAATTTGTAATATCATGTTCTTCCGCGATTTCTTTAGCAGGATTCATTAATAAATAATCCGTTTTCTCTTCAAATTTTCTTATTACATCCGGAATAGTTATTAAAATATTATCAATGGATGCTTTAATTTTATTGGCTATAAAATCAGCCTTTTTACCTTTTAATATATTCCATGGTTTACCAGATTCGCGAATATCAAACGCAACACATGAAATATAATTTAGACTACTTAAATCACCACTTCCTTCAAAAGGATAACCATTAAATGACCTAACACAACCTGGGTGGGTTTTTCTTGTTTTAATAGATGGTATAACAGTTTGTACAGCAATCAAAAACATACCTAATGTATAGTACAAAATAGCTGTGTTATAAAAATCTTCATATGATGGTATTTTTTTCCCCTTTTCTGCCATTTCTTTGATTTTTATCTTATAGTCTTCTTCGGTTTCTATTGTATCTCTTAGTGATGCTAAAACACCATTTATAATAAATTCCTTTTGTATTTCAATATTAATACCCATTGCTACTGATAATGCATTTACAATATTAGAAATAGTTCTAGTTTCAAATGTATCATACTTAATATTTTTGGTAGCCGATGAAATTATTTTGTTCCCAGCATCTTCTTCAAGTACACCGCGCGTTGTCACTTTAAATCCTTCTTCGTATCCTTCTTCAATATCCATATCAACTTTAACAATACACCAACCACTATTTTCATCAATCCACCAATCTCCATCATCACTTAATTTTCCAATTTTACTAATAATCTGGTCAAGATAATCTCTATAACCATCACGATTAGTAGCAAAAGAACTAGCCAAATTATATTTAAAAATAGGTAATATAGGTATATTTGTTTTGATACAATATAACCAGTGTATATTTTCAATTTCATTTAAAGGACCAAATGTATCAGCAATCGGATGTCTAGTAAAAGTATTTACAAAACGAATAATGTCGTTCTGTTTTTTAACAAAATCGGATTGCCCTAATATAAGATTCAACAAAGATGTATATGGAGACACGGGTTTAATGGGTTTATTTTCATCAATATTTTCGGCTAATTTATATTTTTGATTATTATATTTTAACATATTGTTAGTTTCAATATTGGTTAAAACTCCAATAATTGATACAAAATAGTCAAACTGCACTTTTATATTTTTTTCAAATTCATCCTTTGAAACCCTATATTTTTCATCAAATTCACTTAGTACATCTTTTAATAATTTATTTTGAATACTTAGTTCATCTGTACCTAAACTCATACATTTTTCATCATCATTATCTTTATTAGTAACATTTATACATTTTTCCTGTAAATCACAAAGAATACTAGAATCAGATGTATTTGTGTTTAATTTTTTTTCCATATCCTTATCTAATATCCATTTGTTTTGTTTACGAATATAATAATCAGGAACTACATCCTTTTTGTATAAAATGGCATATTGACCATCTATAACCAATTTATGACCGTCTAATAAAGTGTTTGCTAAATAGTCAGCATTATAATCGTTTAATTTTTGTTTTTTCTTTAAATCTAGTGTAATATGTATTTTTAAATTTTCAGGTGTCATGTTCATTATTTCTTTTTCATAATTATCTAGCAAACTGTAATTGGTTTTATCATATTTTTTATCAAAATATATATTTTTATCATTGTCTTCTGTGAGCTCTTCTACTGAATCATAATATTTTGCGATTATTATAGGACTACATTTATCATCTTCTTCAGCATGTTGAAATTTCGAATTTATTTTATCTTTTTCGCTTTCAAATAACGCTGTATATTCACTTGGAAGCATTAATGGAGCGCTTTCTAATGAAATAGCAGACGTATAAAGCCTACTATAATCTTTTAACATTATTTTCCGTAATATTTCAGAATTTGTAAAATTAGAATATCTAAATCTCATATTATTACCATCAATCATTATGTCATATAAATCAAATATTTCGTTTCTAAGGTTATTTTTTGTTCCAATTATAGATATAATTGAATACGCATTATTTAAAATTAACTGGGGTTTATTAAATTTTGTTATACTTTGGAATAACCTTGAACGCTCTAAATATTTTTTGTTAAATTCAGATATTTTTTCATCAATAAATTTTATAATTTCTTTAAATTGCATATATGTTAAATCATCTGTATAAACTAAAAATGGTTCTAAATAAGCTACAACGTCTACAATAGATAATTTACCATTTATATACTTTTTCATCAAATCAAATAGGATTTTGGTTTTTGGAACAATAGTATTAATAAATTGTGAATATATCTCTTCATTTGTTAAACCTCTTTTATCATCAGATGACAAATTCAATACATAGTTTTTAACAGTGTTTACAAAATTTTTTTCATTAAATTCAATTTCGCTGTCTAATTTCTCAATAAAAACATTGTTTACCGGCGTTTTCTTTTTCAAAAATTCCCAATAATTTAAAAATACTAGGTTTAAATTCACTCTCTCTAACATGTTTGTTCCAGGAAGATTAATTTTTGAAAATCTTATAGTTGCTTCAGGTAATGTTACAAAAGATTTAATTGACATTGTATCAGGGTTTGTCATTTTAACTCTAGTTGTAACCATGCGACTGCTCGTTGTATCTAACGTATCCAGTTTAGTCAACCCCAAATTATATTTTTGAATTACAAATCGTCTTGACCTAACATTATTTTGTGTAAAAACAGATGAATACATATCTTCCAAATTATCAATAATTAAATTCAAATCAGTTTCTACATTTTTCTCAATCAATAAATCATTTGTTGATTCTTCATTTATTAAATTAAATGGAGTAAAATAAGGATTTAGTTCACTGTATAAGAGAGAATATTTGTTTTGGTCAATAGGTAAATCATTGTTCCTATAAGTATTAATTAATTCTACTATTTTTTTATTTTCTTCGGAATTTTCAAAAATAATTATATCACTATTATCTTCGCTTTGGTCAGTATATATTTTTTTTATATTTTTAACAACTGGTAAAATCCAGTATAAATTTTGTTTAAACTTTTTGAAATATTGAGTTAACGGTTTGTATGTAGATTCATTTACTAATGCGGATTCAACCACTCCATATTGGTCAAAAACTGAAAATTTCTCTCTTAGTTGTTTAAATCTATCAATCATAATATGAATATTATTTAATACACTTCGTGTTCTTTGCGAATTTGGAATAGTAGATAATAACTCATCCAATAAATCACTTACTTGTACCTCAATACTATATCTTTGAGATTGAGCTGAAACATCTACAAATTGAACAATTGGTCCTAGTTCTTCATCCCCAAAAGTAATTTGGTCTGCTCTTAAAATAAACTCTCTTAATTGGTCCTTTACATTTCTAACTGGTATTTGTATATCAATTGGAACTGCTTGTTGGCGTTCTTTTTCAAGCTCTGGGATTAGTTCTATTTCGTCATCGGATTCTTCAACAACTAGCTTTTTAGGTTTCTCGGGTTTCTCTCTAATTTCAATATTCTCAATTGGTAAATCCTCTGGTATTCCTTTGTATTCGAAGTTAATATATAATATATCATCGTCTACTGTTTTAATCTCAATCATATCTTCTTCTAAATTTGTAATTTCACCAGTAATAATCACTGGATATTCGCCGCCAAAATATATATTAACCCATTTACCTGGCAGTAAATCATTTTGTCTAGCATAACTGGGGGTATCACTTCTACTTAAAATTGCGATTTGAGTAATTGTACCATCGCCTATAATACCGTCTTCCGATATCCTTAATTTTGTTTTAGAAAGTGTATCCACATTTATTAAATATATTTTGCTTTTGTCAATATAATCAATAATAAATGTCTGCTCATTAAGTTTTTCATTTTTAGGATTAGTTATAGTAATAACATCGCCTAATTGTAACTCTATTTCTGTTTCATTTTCTTTCTTTTGTTTTTGTTCTTCGGCTATATTTTCGCTTTCTGATGAGTTTGATGACATTTGTTTCTATATTTATTGTAGAAATTTTTATGCTTAAGTAAAAATCAATTTAAAATATAGTTTAAAGACAATTCATTAATTATAATTATTAAATAATGACTCCTTGTATGAAACCTTTTAACTTATCAGAAATACCAGATTTTATTAATTTGATAAATGGAACAATTACTGAAACGAGTATACTAAAACTAAATAATATTGAATGTAGAACATCTAATAATCAGAAATATTCAGTTATTCGTTATTTAAAGGATTATTTGGCTTTAGATATCATTCCTACATATGGACTGTGCAGGTCTATTATTATTAACAGTTCGGGCAATGTTGTTGGGTTTGCTCCTCCTAAATCAATCCCTTCCGATAGATTTATTCAAATGTATCCCGATAAAAATGAAAGTCTAGTTGCTCAAGAATTTATTGAAGGTACGATGATTAACGTTTTTTGGGACCCTACAATTGGACTAACAGGAGGATGGGAAATCTCTACAAGAAATACAGTCGGTGCTACATCTAGTTTTTTCAAAGGAAGCCACCACAAGACTTTCAGAGATATGTTTCTTGAAGCATCTAGTGAGGAAAATTTACTTTTAAATCAGCTTAATAGGAACTTTTGCTATAGTTTTGTTCTACAGCATCCAAGTAACAGAATTGTGGTACCGTTTAGCAAACCTGCGTTATATTTAGTCGCAATGTATAGTATTAGTATTTTTGAGGGGTCTATATATTGTCAATCCATACCGCTAACCGATTTCAAAAATTTTGATTGGGGACTAGCTACCATTAAATTTCCACAGATTTATGAGTGGTCTACTTATTCACAATTAATTGAAACTTATGCTTCTATGAACACTTCATACGATGTAGTAGGAGTTATTGTTTATAATAATGTAACTGGAGAAAGAATGAAAGTTAGAAACCCTGTTTATGAGCAAGTACGCCATCTTAGAGGAAACCAACCTAAGCTTCAATATCAGTATTTGTGTTTAAGAAAGGAAGGAAAAGTTGCCGACTTTTTAAAATTTTACCCTGAAAATAAAAAAGAGTTTTCAACATTTAGAGACCAAATTCATTTGTTTACGAATACATTATTTTCCAATTATATTTCTTGTTATATTAAAAAGGAAAAGCCTTTACTAGAATTTTCGGAACAATACAGAACTCATATGTTTAATATTCATAAGATTTATACAGATGAGTTAAGAGAGAAAAAGTTATTTGTAAATAATACGGTTGTGATTAAATATGTGAATAATCTACATCCATCTCTTCTAATGTATTGTTTGAATTTTCAAATGAGGAAGAGAAATGTGGATACGATTACCGCGGATGCCAATATTTAATTAATATATAAATTTTTGAATAAAAATAAAAAATAAATATTTGTAAAAATAAAAATAAATATTTATTTAAATGAATAAAGAATACGATGATATCATTATATTATTTATTTTTATTTACAATTATAACAAATACTATTAAATTTTAGAATTTTAGTTTTTAACAAGCTTCAAGAACTCCTTCTTCACTCTTGAAAATACTTGAATTGAATCATCAATGCATTCCTTCAAATGTCCTTTAATCGTTGACTTATCAACCGCGTCTTTATAAGCCACTCTTATAATACTATAAGAATCATGAGGATGCATCTTTTTAAAACCGCAAAAGGTCAATATTTGGGTTTCATAAAATTTTGTATACATAAAATATTCAATTACTTTTCCAATGGTATAATCTTCGTTTTCCAATACAATATCAAATGAGTTGCTCATAGTATTTTCAGCCTTTTTTATTTCTAATTCATCTTTTTCAAGCAAAGTATCTTGATATTGAAATTTGTCAATTAATATTTCACATGCTTTATGTACTAGCTCAACATTATCATAAATACCAATTGACTGAATAATAAAATCGAAACTGTCCTTTTTTGTTATACGCAATCCATCAAGCAATTTCCAATTTTTTGCTTCAAAATCTACCTCTTCTTTGGTTTTACCTTCGTCTTTCCAGGTTTGCTTATATTTTTCTAATATGGCATCTTGTGCGAGGGAGTCTACTGTAAAACCATATGAACATGTTGATACCGCATTAAACATACCGTCTTCTTTAGCGGTGCCTACTGAAAATTCGCATGTCAAATGAATTTTTTCACCTGGAATTTCATCAGAAATTTTCGGTCTCAATCTTACAAAATCGATAAAATATCCAGTATAATCATTCGCAGGAAATATTTCTCTATTTTTAGATTCGCTAATGGGTTTACCAGTAACCAAATCTTTAATTACAAAATCTTTTGTCGTAACATACATTGTAGTATCAGTAATATTTTCAACATTTACTTCAAGTTGATAATTTTTCATTGGAAAACCTTCAATATCTTTAATGTGAATTGGAATACAACTTAAGCGCTGTTTTAGGATTTCATTATTTAGACGACTTGTATTGGAAATAATATTAGCCTTATTTTGTTCATAAGGAGTAGTTCTAAATACAACTAATGGGATATCAGACAGAATAGTTCTTCTGATTGCATTAGCCAAACTTACATTTACACCACTTAGTGTAAACATAAGCATTTCATCATTATGTCTAGAATTCAGTTCAACGTGAGGGTTCATTATATCTAATATTACTTTATATTTAAATTGTATATTTTAATTCAATTTTTTTGAAAATGAGTTAAATATTTAATTCAATTAACTAATTATAGATAAATGAGTTCTATTTTATATTATAGTAAATTTTGCGAACATTCTAACAAACTTTTACAAACTTTATCAAAAACAAATGTACAAAAAGATATACATTTTATATGTATCGACAAAAGAATTAAGGATTCAAATGGGAAAATGTTTATTGTTTTAGAAAATGAACAAAAAATAATTATGCCTGAAAATGTAAATAGAGTACCTGCTCTACTCTTATTAAATCAAGGTTATCAAGTATTGTATGGGGAGTCCATTTTAAATCATTTAAAGCCTAGACAAGAGGTTGCTGTTAAAAAGGCTACTCAAAATAATATGGAGCCTATGGCATTTTCATTTGGTGGAGGTGGGTTTAGTGATATTGTTTCAGATTCATATAGTTTTTTAGACCAAGGAGCCGAAGAATTAGAAGCAAAAGGAAATGGAGGTATGCGACAAATGCATAATTATGTAGATTTAAATTATTCTGATAATATTACTACTCCAAATGACGACCATGATTATAAAGGGTCTAACAAGATTTCTGGTGATTTAACTGTTGAGCAATTACAACAACAAAGAGAAGCTGAATTACAAAAAATTACGGGAAATAAACCTCCAATGAAGTTTTAAAATTTGATATATTTTTATATTTTTTAAATATATTTAATTAAATGAATTTAAAAATAAAAATATAAAAATATTTAAATGAGTAACAACATACTTACTGCTTTTAATGACCATTTTATTGAATTTGTAACTGATATTCAAAATGTTTTTCCAGAAGACGCAGATATTTTAACTGCTAAAAATGCTCTTATAACCATTCGAAAGGCTAACCCAAAAATGATTGTTAAAATTTGGAATGCCTATATTGTTGGAAAATATAAGCCTGAAATTGAATCTGGCAATATTGATTTTTTTATTAATAAGGATTATTCTCAGGATGTATCAGGAGCATCTAACTCTGATAAAATTATGGAGTCTATTAATCGTTTGCGTGAACCAATTAAGCATATGACACCTGAGAGCCAGGCAAAAACAATGAAGTATATCCAAAATTTGACTAAGCTAGCTGCTATGTGTGAATAAATATATACTAAGTAATGATTATTGATAATAATTTATAAATATTAAATTTTTATTTAATATTTAATATTTATTTAATATTTATTTAATAT